CGGTAGAAGAACTTCAAACGAAACTCGATGCGATGAATGAAAAACTCGAATCGATTGAAAAAAAGAAAGAGGTTGTACCTACACCCCAAAAGAAAGTAGAGCAACAACCAAAGGGGCCTAAAGTACCAACAGTTATAACTACATCCAAACCTCTTATGTGTGGTGATCCTTCATCAATATTAAAAGCAATTACCAAGGTTGGAGAAAGACCTCTTGCAATGTGGAAAGATGCACAGCATGGTTATAATGTAATTATGTTATATAACAAGGCAAAGAAAACTTTAACTATTTTAGAGTATATTCCCGGCCCATATGCCTGTTTCCTTTCAGTAGGAATAGACGTTCATGTAGAGGGTGTAGATTTTAAAACTAATCGGAAAAAAACTGGCGTTTCTGTACAAAGGGGATTGACAAAAGACTTTGAAAGTGTTATAAATAAGGTACAGTTCGTTGATGCGGATTGAAAGACGTACAGGACGAGGGTGCAATTCCCTCCGCCTCCACCAAAAGGAGATTAATGTGGGAAAAGAACTACAGGGGCATGATGATGAAGAGCCCCCTAGTCCAAGAGGTAAGTAAGTGGATGCTAAGAGCATATATGGTATGGTCTATTTGTGCAGACGTAGTTCTCCTCAGCGGTGTAGTTTATCTAGTCTTTTTTTGAGGGGGGCGAATTAGGTTCGACTGGCGTGTAATAGAAATGTGGAGAACTGTCGGATGACTCCGTTATTGGTCAAATTAGTAAACGCAAACGATAACTTTGCAATTGAGGATTATGCACTCGCTGCTTAATCAGATCGGGGTTCGGGGGCACCTGGCAACAGAAGCCCTCACTTCAAACTAACGCACTAAGGCGAGTATGAGGTAGTATTAGATACATTAGAAAGGATATTTGTGTGGATTTGGAGGCATGTCAGGGCTCATAGAGACAGACAGTCCATTTTTCCCAGTTGCCTAGGGAACACAACGTGTGATGACGTAATACATCCGTATGGGGCCACGGTTAGCCCCATAATTTATAAGGATGAACGATGAGTTTGAACACACCAAAAATGTTTTCTTTAAAGATAGAAAACATCGTAAAAGAAAAAAGTATAACACATATGGAAGCAGTCTTATGGTATTGTGATAAAGAAGGAATTGAGCCTGATACGGTTAGTTCCTCCATTTCAAAAGGGCTGAAGGAAAAGATTGAAGCAAATGCTAGAGATTTAAATTTCCTACCAAGACAAGCGCAGTTACCAGTTTAGGAGTTAGTATGTTCGCAATATTTTTAGTACTCATTGCAGTTGGTTTTGGAGTTGACAATAAAGAATTTTTTGATCAAGTTGCAATAGATAGAGCAAAAGGGGCAGAATGGCATTATGTAGGAAAATCTCCTCTAGACCCAACAGCAAAATCTCTCCCTTTGCAATGTTGGACAAATGAAGTAGATGAGGTGTCAGTACCTTGTGGTGAACCTTACATATATTGGAAATTGAAAAAAGAGTAAATCTATGACATATGAATTGAAGGTTCCGAATGGGACTTATAAATCGAATAGTCTGTTTTGGTTGTTCGTTCTGGTGCTTCGACACAGATTAATGCATTTGATCAAAGATAGAAAATTTATGGACTAATGACACCTGTTGACATATACCTTATGTATTGTGCTATGAAGGCACATTTTGGTAAGGGTAAATATGACTTTGTGCAGTATGAAGGTAAGACCAAGGTATCAAGGAATTCCTTTTACAAACGTAAAGACAAATATTTCTTTGCCCGACTTGCCAAAAAATATGATGATCCCAAAGAAATTCAAAATTGGTTGCTCTCAAATTTTATCAAAGATAAGAGGGGATACATTGCTAATTTTAGCGATGAGAACTATGATTCATGGAGACTCAAAAGAGAGGGTTTCTTTGATATGTTTGCTGTAGAAATGCATTCTTTAGTTCAAGAATTCGAACCTCTATTTGAAGTTCATAGCGATACTCACCCAAAATTACTAAAAGAATATCTTGGAAAACGAGTTTCCATCGAAACGATGATTGTTCTTGAAGTATTGGTGGATTACTGTGATAATTGGGATAAACATTTGAGTGAAGATATAGTTTGGCAGGATACCAGAAAATTGATGAAAGATTACAAAAGGTTCTTGACAATTGATCCAAGAAAGTATAAAATGAAACTATTGAAATTGATAGAGGAGTTCGATTAAATGGACGTACTAGTACACTTAGATGGTGATCCCACCATTCGTGAAGAAGGATTTTATGAAGCAAAGGTTTTTGAACTGACTAAACAGGTCAAGGATTTACAATCTGCTCTTTCTGAAATGACTGTTGAAAATACTCAGTTAAGAGAACGAGTTAAACAACTAGCAACTCGCCAGCCTCAATGGCCAAAGGGATATCGTCCTCGTAGACATAATCCTCGTACTGATAAGAAACATGGTAATTGGCAACCATCTGAAAGGCGAGATGCCAAGACCTAACGAACAAATGGTAACGCTGATAGATCACATGGGTAGTGATCTATCAGTGGTTAATGCTGCAAGGGTTTCTTTTTCAAAAACTTCCCAATGGGAAATTATACCAGAAGCAGGGCCAACTGAAGGTATATTGACTCTTGGAGATGAAAAACTAATAAAGTATCTGGCTAAACATGATCATTGGAGTCCTTTTGGTCATGCATCCATGCAGTTTCATATCAAAGCACCAGTGTTTGTTGCACGGCAATTGATCAAGCATCAAGTCGGATTGGTGTGGAATGAGGTATCAAGACGATACGTTGAAGATGAAGTAATATTTTATGAACCTGATATTTGGAGAGGTTCACCACAAAATAAAAAGCAAGGCTCTTCCGATGAGGAGATAGACATCAATCCACGTGGGGATATGGTGAATGATTATCAACAGGTATTAAGAAGTGCAAAATGGACATATGAGGAACTTCTCAGGAAGGGAGTATGTCCAGAACAAGCACGTATGGTTCTACCTCAGTCAATGATGACAGAATGGTATTGGAGTGGTACTCTATACGCATTTGCGAGGGTATGTAACCTACGATGTAAAGATGATGCACAAATAGAAACTCAAACGGTGGCAAAGGGAATTGATATGTTAGCAGAAGAACAATTTCCTTATAGTTGGGAGGCATTACGTAATGACTGATATAGGACATAATTCAAATAATTCAAATGAATGGAATACTACAACAGTTGAAAAAATTATTTTATTGATGGAAGAGATTGCAATTCTTGAAAGTCGATACGAGGAACATGACACTGGTCATTTAAGGACGGCCGTGGATGTATTAAAGAGTAGAGTATTAGAGTTGAAAGGTAAAATTCATGGTTAAGACATTTATGCTTCTGTTGGCATTTACAATAACAGGGCCCGATGGAGAAATAAGGGATGAGAGGGTTCATGTGTTGTCCCGACATTTTGATACACAACCAGAGTGTAAGGAATTCATTCATTCTTGGAGTGGCATCATTAAGGACAGAGGACTATCTACTGTAGAAGCAATGCTTGCAGAAGGATGGACAGTATCTTTGGATGAAATTGGTTGCAGACGAAATCCTGCTGAAATGCAAGAAGCAGTGATAACAATTGCTGCAGAGGAACAAAAGTAGTGTTGGATACTGCTGTTAGAATGGACAGTTTTGATCCTATGTGGGTGCCATCATACTTATCAGGCACCACTTTGGTTGTAGGTAATGGAGAATCCAGATCATGGTACAAACCTTGCCATCAGACTATTACAAAAAATGGAGTTAACGTCTGGGGTTGCAATGCAATCTATCGGGATGGTGAAGTAGATTGTCTAGTGGCAACTGACCCTGCTATGCAACAGGAGATATATGACTCAGGTTATGCCTTTGATCATACGTGTTTCTTTGTGGATTGGCAAAGACTTCCAAGTGCTGTTGGAGAGACTTTTTTGATGGGGTTCGATGTTCCCAAAGAATTTGTTTTCTATTCTGAAGGTGATGCCTATGGACACAGTGAATGTGTGATTAGAGGTAAAGACCCTGCTACAGTGCAAGAGAAAGTCAAGGAAGCATTGGAAAAATTCCCTCACCTAGATAAACCTGATCTTATCCAAAAGATGGAAAAGGATACAGGTGTGTGGATCACTTGGGTAAAAGAGAATGATGAGGTTATTCATTTTGATTTCCCTAGAGGATGGTCTACTGGATGTTCTGCAATGCATCTTGCATGTCAGAATGGATCAAGGGAAGTGTACATTTTAGGGTTTGATTTAAGCGTATATGAGAAACCCCTAAATAACATATACAAGGGTACGGATAATTATCTTCCTGCTGACTCCAAAGGATTTAATCCTGTTAACTGGGTTCAGCAAATGCAAGCAACCTTCGTGGAATTTAAAGATGTAGAATTTTACTGGGTGGACTGTCAATTGGAAGAAAAATTTCATTATCCTAACCTAAGTTACTTGACAAAAGATAATCTTTGTGATACACTACAAATAATATAAACATACGTAAACATACGAAAATATAAGGAGATACATATGTCGTTAAGCGCAATGAAAAAACAAAACACGTTGGACAAGTTGCTAGGAGCAGCAGAGTCCGAAAATGCCCCCCAAGAAAAGAAATCCTATGTGGATGAACGGTTGTGGAAACCAGAACTTGATAAAACAGGTAATGGTTTTGCAGTCATTCGTTTTCTTCCGGCAGTAAAAGGAGAGGATTTGCCTTGGGTAAAGGTCTGGAACCATGCATTTCAAGGTCCAACTGGTCAATGGTATATTGAGAATTCTCTTACAACTCTTAACCAGAAAGATCCTGTATCAGAAATGAATTCTGCATATTGGAACTCTGGATTAGAGTCCGATAAGGAAATTGCTCGGAAACAGAAGAGGAAGTTGCAGTACTTCTCTAATATCTATGTTGTGACGGATAAGAAACATCCTGAGCATGAGGGTAAGGTCTTCTTATTCCGTTTCGGTAAGAAAATCTTTGACAAGATCATGGAGTCCATGCAGCCTGCATTTGAGGATGAAACTCCTGTAAACCCATTTGATTTTTGGGAAGGTGCAAATTTCAAGTTAAAGATTCGTAAGGTCGATGGTTACTGGAACTATGATAAGTCAGAGTTTGGAGCTCCAGAAGTATTGTTTGATGATGATGACAAACTTGAAGAAGTTTGGAAGAAACAGTATTCTCTTAAAGAGTTTTCTGCTAACACTAACTTCAAATCTTATGATGAGTTAAAGACTCGTCTGGATACTGTTCTTGCTGGTACAACTGTAGTAGGTAATGTAACTACTTCATTTGATGAACCAGAAGAAACTGTCACCGTGGATACAAAAGAGGAGCCTGCTCCTAAAGTATCAGTGACAGATGAGGGGGATGAGGATACCTTGTCCTATTTTGAAAAACTTGCTGAAGAGGATTAATTTATGTACAAGTTTTTAATCGCTGCATTTGCAGCAACACTACTTTCAACCACTGCTTTTGCAGAGGATCGACAAATTGAAGTAGAACTACCTAAGACCATTACCATAACTTGTTCTGACAGCGTTAGGCCAGGCACGGTAGTGTTAACCAATCCACCTAAATTCAGTTGTTCTGATTATGATGTTGTTAAGAGAGTAATCGGTACTGGAATTACTGTTGGTCCTGATACGAGAATCAGTCGTATCATGCGTGCTGTTCGTAGGGTTGAAAAACCTCGTCGTCCTCTTTCGGTGGCTGAAGTACGCCAAAACGAAAGAAACACTCGTTTAGTTAATCGTTCTAAGAGCGAAATAGTAAATGGGTGGAGAGATGTCAGGATGCCAAACCTTGGGCCCAACCGTGGGTATGAAAGAGGTGCATGGCAACCTTTGGATGATTTCGATAAGAGATTTCCAGGCATCCATCGTAATCGGGCATGGTTTGAAAAAACTGATGGTCGGAATGAACGAAACTTTCTTACTGAAGGCCCTTCAACTGAAGTAAATTGTACTGGATATGTCAATTTAAGTGACTTGCTTAGTGGCAAGTGCAAGGATGTAAAAGTTCGGGTTAATTGAGAATTATATTATGATTGGAAAAGGGGTTCTTTGGAACCCCTTTTTTTTGTTATCATCAATCATCATAGCCTGGCATACTGCCATATTTCATTAGACTGTAGTCACCATCTACTACACTACCACCGCCATTTGAACTATAAGAATCACCTGTTACATCTGATTTGACCACGTTCACTGTCTGTCCTCCTGCTGCTTCTACTTCAGCCTTAAATGCGGCCTGTTTTCTTTTTGCTGCAGCTAGCATTTCTCCTTGTTCACCTTGTAATCCTTCTAATTCTTTTTGAAGCTTAAGTAGTTCAAGGTGATGCATCTGTTTGGTCTTCGGGCCCCCTGCTCGGAGTCGGAGGGTGGGTGCCTTTGCCATCATGGCCTTGGTCCCTTTTATTTTACTTTTTATTGCCTCTATTTGGCCGGCCATCTCGCCTTCTTGTTTTGCAAATGCTCCCATTTCTCTTGCCATGATTGCAGCACTAATGGCTATTGAAGCGGCTGTGCCCCCAACTGGTAACAATGCAGCTGCACCAGCAGCAAGTTCCATAGATGCGCCGGTGAAATCTCCTGCTAGAGCTCTCTCGCCAGCGAAGAACAATCCTGCTAATAGACCGAAGCCTGGTAATGCTCTTAACAGCATTTTTCCGCCTGCTTTTGCTCCTCCTTTAATGATGCCTTTACCCAAGGCCTTGCTCGTGCCTTTCGCCAGGGCAACGCCGCCCTCGTCAACTAAGCCTGCTCCAGCTGACGCAACGGACTTTGCTCCAGTTTGTGCTACCGTAGATGTTGTCTTTTTTGCTGCTTCTTTAAGTAGAAGAGCTTTTCTGGCTATTTCTGCTTTTGCTGCTAATTCTGCTGTTTTCTTTTGTGCTGCAATTGTAGCTTTCCTCGCCAATTCTGCTTTTCTTGCGATTTCTGCTGCAGCCTTTTTCTTAACCGCTTCAGCTGCTTGCTTCGCCGCCAACTTTTCCGCAGCTTTTGCAGCTACTCTGGCGGCTTTTTCATTTTTTACTGCCGCTGCATAACCTCTACCACCACCGCCTCTGGACATTCCTAGTCGGGTTCTTTCTGCAGCTGCTGCAACCTTTTGTGCTTTGGCTAACTTTTGTGCTGATGCTTTTGCTTGCTTCGCCGCCAACTTTTCGGCTTTAGCTGCTTTGAGCCTAGCTTTTTCGACAGATTTTGCATCAGTAACATCTACCTTGGGTTTAGGAACTTTGTCTGGTTTTTTTAGATTCTTGATCTTGTCTGTTGCAGCACTTGTTTTGTTCATCATCCAAGTGATGACTCCTGTAGCTGCAGCTACAAGTCCAAGCATTACACCTTTTTTCCCTCTAAACATTCTTAGAACTTTTAAAAACTTCTTTCCAATACCTTTAAACCATCCTCCTTTGCCACTCCCAGGCTTGCCGCCAGGTGGTTTGAAAGCTGGATCATTAGCAAGATTACCAGCACCTTTGCCCCACCCTGATATAATAGCTTTTATACCTTTAAATGCTTTCCAAACTGTACCAACTGTTGTAGCGAATGCGACAGCAGTTAAAGCTACTGGTACTGCAATTAAAGCAGCAACAACTCCAACAATTATCTTCTCTACAGTTCCCATACCATCCCAAAGGTTTTTAACACCAGCAAGAAATCCTTCTTCTTGGAAAACTTTAAAGGCCTTCCCAAGACGAGGAAATAACCCTTTTTCTTTTTCAAAGAAATATTCCCAAAGCTTCGGGAATGTGCCGCCTTCGCCGAATAGTTTATCGTAGACTGCTTGGAAATCAAATTTAGCGATACTCTGTTTCATCTTTTTCCACATATCACTATCTAAAAATTTAACTAACGCTAAAAGACCAATTACAGTTAAGGCACCCATGAGGCTTTTGCCTGCAAATTTTTTCGTGGACTCATATCCCTTTTTAAGATAATCTAAACTTCCTTTACCTATATCCACCATTTTTTTATGGCGCCAAGATTCTTTCTTTTTACCTTCAGCTTCTCTTGCGTCAGTTTTTGCGTCTTGTCTTAATCCTAACTTAGCTCGATTAGTAACAATTTTGGCCTGCTTTCCTTTGATTTTTTCAATTTTCTCCATTCTTTTTTGATAATCTGGATTATCGGAGGTACTTTGTCCTATCGCTTTTAATGCCTTTGCTGTATCTTCATTCGCCTTCTTGAGTGCTGTTAATTGTTTGCTAAGCTCTTTTGCTTCATCCTCTAATATTTTATCTTTTTTTTCCCTTTTCGATTTATCTTTCTTGGCCTTATCAAGTTGTCTTTTGGTCATGCCGGTGAATTCCTGCATGGTTTTTTGCCAATCTTCTTTACTGACAAAACGGCCAGTGTTTATATCTCTTTCAGCAGCCATTACTCTTTACCGCCTTTCTTAGGACCACCAGAACCACAATACAGTCCAAACCAAGCGGCACCAGCACCTACTATGACACTGACAAAAGCACTTTGGGAATTAGTGGGATCTGGTAATGCCATAAACCAATCTGTGGTTTTATAGAACATGACACCATAGAGAGTGATCAGCATTCGGGGCCATACTCTCCACTTGTCTATCTGAGAAGAGCTCACATGGTTATACCAACTTACTGGTTGTACTTCAGTAGTAGATCGATCTACCTCTACGATATTAATATCAGGGTTTGCCTTCTTCCGTGCCATTTTTTATTTCCTCTATTTGTTCTTTATTATCTGCTATCCTGCTTTTATTATTTAGGGGAGTATGGTCAAAAATTATCTTTTCTAGTTTGAGAA